CACCTGTTAATGCGCCGCCTAAAACTCTAGAGCCGGTGCTTAACATTGCCGGTGCTCTCGCTGCAATGGCTAAGTTTGCTGGGCTTGCCACGTTACCAACAAAACGGGCCACGTCTGCGCCTTCCTGCCCTGTGGCTGTCCGTGCTGTTTGATATTCGTTTTCTGCGTTTGCAATGCCCTCATCAACCCGCCTTGCCTCTGATCCAAAAAAATCAGAAACAGGATTTTTCGCAAACCCGCCCAAAGAGGTCGCAAATTCTAGGCCGCGCGGTAGTAGCTGCGCCGCTGCGTCTATTGGATCACGCGCACCCTGAACTATTCGCATAGGGGTTGATGACATTACTTTCTGTCGCAGCGTAGCTGGCTGCTTGGCTTGTTCTGCCTCAAACCTTGCGCGAAACTCGAACTCTTCTTGCTCGGTCATTTGGCCCCCTGCGATTTAAGCCACTCTTGATATCGCTTCTCTTTGTCTGGATCAAATTTAGGCAAGTTTTGCCCTCGCGCATTTGTAGCTGGCATTGGGATTTTGACAACCGGATTCTCTGCGTAAAAGTTGCCAACTGCATCATAAAACTTATCATCAATCACACCGCCGTTTTGTTCTGCATAGTCTCGCGCGAATTTGGCCGCTTCGATGTCACGCTGCAAAGCTGCTCGCATCGTTTGTGTAATTTGCGAACGTCCGCTTGGTGTTTTTGATAAATCGGGCACACGCTTCAAGAAGTTGTCAAAGTCTTTGTCTGTCATTGGCCCGGTGCCGGGCTGCCGCATGTTGGAAGCTATTTCAACTGACAACGCCTGAGCCGCTTCTTTTGCGCCCAGATTTGGGTCAAGCTTTATGCCTGCGCTTGCTGCTAACGAAGCCACATCAGCCATTAATGGTGCCGCTTTGCCGCCTGCATCGAGCGAGCCTAACAAAGATTCCATCCTGCTTAACTGCGCCATTTTGGCGTTTGCGTCGAACCCAGTTTGCGTTATAACGCCACGCATTTCCCCGAGGGTTTTTCCGTAAGCCTTCGACTGCTCGCTTTCTTGGGTGTTAAAATTTCTTGCATCTACGCTAATTTGGGGCTTTCCTGCTCTTGCAATGTCGGATTTTACGCCAACTAATGGCGTGTTAGGTGTCATTTCCCCATCAGGGCCACGCACCACTAAATCGCTGAATGGGTTGCCTGTTTTGTCAATATTTGCAACATCTTTCGGGGTGTCGCCGTATTCATTCCGTGGCACCAATGCGCCGCCGGAGTCTTTAAAGTCAACTTTTACCCGGCCATAGTTTGGTGATTCGTAATACTGCTTGACCATCTCAGCAGGAACGCCCATTGCAATCGCTTGCTGCGGTGTCGAGCCTTGCAGCGCTTTCGCGTAAATCTCCATCTGCTGCGCTTTCTTGGCCCTCTCTGCCTCCGCTTGTGCGTTGGTCATAATGCCCTGCATGCCCATTTGCTGATATTCGGGCATAGAACTTTGCATTGCCCTCTCTAGGAAAGCATTGTACGACCCCGGTGTACCCGGCATTTGCGCTTGTGGGTTAGTGTAGCCTTCGTCGTCGTTAGGTGTTGCGGGTGCCACCATTTGGCCCGGTGTGCCTCGCAAGGCGTTCACCAGTTCGCTACGCTCTTTGGCCTCGCTCTCGTTTGCAACTCTGCTTACCTGTCCGGATATATAACCTTCTCCGAGCTGACGAATTGCATCAGCCAAACCGCCTGATATATATTGACCACCCACCATTTGATCCGACTGTGGGGTCATTGATCTTTGTCTCAGCGCTTCCGCATAGCTTCGCGCCTGTTTAGGGTCAAACAGCTTTGGGGCTTGCTGTGGTTGTGCAAAAAAATTCGCCATTGTTTATCCTGTTATCCAAATAGAGCGCCGAATCCACCCGCCGCACCCGCTCCACCAAATGCCGCGCCGCCAAGACCCGCAATCGCTTTGAACGTTGCCGCTTTTTGTGCGTTTTTCGCGTTGACTTGCCCGAGATTAGCCTGATACTGCTGATTGACCGCATCAAATACCGGTGCAGCTTGTATCTGCTGACCTTGGAATGATTGAAATTGTGGCAAAGTTGGCTGTGCGCCTGTTCGAAGTGCGTTGATCTCCTGCAATGGTAGCTGACGCAAGGCAAGCGCCTCTTGTAATGCTCTGCTACGGTTTTGCGACTGGATACCGTATAAAGCCTGCTGACCCGCTTGGTTTTGCTGATTTGCTGCCAATGCTCGGTTAAATTGTGCGTTTTGGCCTTGTAGCTGCGCTTCGTAGTTTGAAAGGTTTTCCCCTTGCATCTGGCCGCGCAGATCCATTAACTGACCAAATTGGGTAGTCTGTCCACCGACCCGCGCTTGATAATCTGCAAGGTTCTCACCCTGAATCTGCTGCCGTTCGGCCAAACCTTGTCCAAATTGCGCTTGCTCTGTCGCCAATCTATTCTGTGAATTTGCTAAATTCTCGTTTTGGAGTTGCCCACGTTGCGCCAAAGATTGGCCAAACTGTGTTGTTTGCCCAGCCATTCGTGCTTGGAAATCGTTTAGGTTTTCGCTCTCGATTTGCTGCCGAGCAGCTAAACCTTGACCGAACTGTGCTTGTTCACTAGCAAGTCGTGCCTGTGCATTTGCCAGATTTTCGTTTTGAAGTTGACCGCGTGCATCCATGCTCTCCTGAAAACCACGACCGTATTCTGATTGCTGCTCTCCGAACTGTTGCCCACGAAGCCCAATTTCTTGACCGTACAACCTGTTCGAGTCAGACTGCGCCATGTCGTATAGGCGCTGCTGCTCCTGACCTGCGCCGAGAATAGCCCCTATTTGTGCGTCCGTTTCTGCTTGCGATAAATCCCGCTGCTGCGTGTTCCACGCTGCTCCGCCTCGCCCTTGGCCCTGCATGATAAGGGCTTCTTCCCGCTGCCGCCTTGTTTCGTCTAGTCGCGGCTGTAGCCGATCAAAAAGCGCCTTCTCTACACGGTCACGGCTCATTGTGTCGGCTTCAATCTGCCGAATTCCTACGTCCTGCAAATCCCCTTGGATGACTGCGTTTCTGTCTATTCCGGGCAATCCCTGAGCAGACTGATAGCCTGATATATTAGGATTTAAATCACGCCTGTTTTGATTTGCTTGGTATTGGTCAATGGAATTTGCCAAACTTGGCAGACCCTGCGCGTTTTGATACGACGAAATATTAGGATTTAACTCACGCCTGTTTTGAGTGCTCTCGTATTGGTCAACGTATGGAACTGAATTAGGCATCCGCTGAACTGGCTGGTATTGACTTACTTGGCCGGGCTGAAACCGCCCAAAGGCCGAATTATCAACACCTGAAACACGAGGCAATCCAGAAGCATCGAAAGCCGATCCAAACGATTGAGACAGCCTATCTAGGCCGCGCTCGCCGATATCTCCGTAAGCAGCCGATAGTCGATTTTCTTGGTCAAAAAGCCTCTGCCCTGCCGGGCTTAATGTTTCGTTGATTGTTACATCATCGGGGCTTGTTGGTGACCCATAAACGATCCGCCTACTTCCTAGTGGCGAGTTTATATTGGGATTATTCAGCCTGTTGGCTAGCCGAGTAGCCTCTACGTTAGCCGCGCCTTGTGCTACGGCTGCTGCTGCATAATCTGGTGGTGGTGGTGCTTTTGACTTGCCCATGGTTACCCTATCTCATATTGATAAATGGTAACGGTTGCGCACCGTCCATATTATTGCTTAATTTTTGTTTTAAATCAAATCCATTTACATTCTTGTTTTAGCATGCCATAGAGAATTAAGTCGTTACCGTCCATGCCTTTTCTTAATATTCCCTCTTGCACAAATCCCAAATGCTCGTCAAGTCTTCTGGCTGCCTCATTACCTGCTTTTACAAGCCCCGTTACTCTGGCGCAACTTAACTGTTTAAAAGGATAACCAAAAGCATGTTTTAAAAACTCCCGAGTACACCATTTGCTATTCGATCGTGCTGCAACATGCATTGCGCAGTCTTCATACTCCCCCGCACTATTCATCGAAAACCTGTCGTAAACAACGCCGCACAGAAACCCTTTTTCGTCTTCCATTCCCATGGCTTTGTATTCGTGGAATGGTCTTATCCCAATCATTTCTGCAACCCATGCTGCGATTTCTTCCTGTCGGTCAAAAACCATTTTCCTCAAATCACGCCACCAACTTCATAAAGATAATCCGTTGCCTCGAATCGAACCTCTAGGCCGTTAACTGCACACATTAACCTTAATGCGCCCGACGTCCCGATCGCGTTGACCGTTTGCCAATCTCGCAACACAGACAAATCGCCACCCCATAATGCCGCATCCCAAAGGCCCGTATCCCAAACACCTGCCGCCGATGGGGTAAAATTCAAAGGGGCTGATGGGATGTCTAGCGAATAATCAACATTCATTGCCGCCAAAAGTGTAGGGCTACCGTTACTTGAAATGATTGGCCGAACCATTTGGAACTTTTTCAAAGATCCACGGTCTCCGAAGTAACTATATGCTGGCTGAACATCAGCAACAATATTTTCTCCGTTGTCGTTTAATGCCTCGCCATACAGGCCAACAAACCCATCGCCTCCAAAATAAACGTCCCCGCCCAGCCGATCCCAGCAATTTGACTCAATTCCGGTAAACCTGCACCACGCCCCGGTTATCGTGTTCATACAATATTGGACTTGGGATGACCCCTCTGAAACCGGAACGTTTAGCATCAGAGCGTTATTTTCTTCGTCGTGGATTAACTGCCAGCCAAAGTTGTCTTTGTAAAGAGCCGCGCTTTTTGTTACTTCGCCTTCAATTTTATTAGTGATTGCACTTTCTCTATCCGTCTTTGCCGATTGCAAGGCACGTGCAAGCGGATAAACACCCATTTTGTTAATTATTAACAGGTCGCCGCCGTACTTTAAGAAGCATTTCTTCCCTATCGGGTCAGCCAAATCCCATACTCCTTGTACTGTAAAATCACTACCCGGATTGGTGCCACGGTAGACCGCAACCTCGCCCTCGCTTGTAATAAATACAATATAGTCGTCAAGGCCCTCGCCGCCGTCTACCGTCCAAGTGGCACCCGCTACTAAATACCCGCCTTTTTTAAAGAGGCCGTACAAGCTAAACTCAGTTGCGGCACCGCCAACAGCATCGACAGGCAGATACCAAGCGGATAATGAATCAGCCTTAACCATCCACATCCGACGTTTGAAAATCCAAGGGCTGTCCAGCGTTGTGGCTGTCACACCAGTGATGGCCGGGGCACTTACCGCTGTAATTGTTATCCACGTTGTGCCATTGTAATAACGAGGCGCATCAACACCATTAAACGCGCACAAGTAACTTATTGCACTCGTGTTCGTAAAGTTTACATGCTGCCACCTGCTATTAGATAATCCGCTAACGGCTGCCGCACCCACCGCGCCGGGGGTGGTTACGTCATATATTGCACCGCCAGCAATGGCAAAAAGTGTTTGTGTCCCGTCAATTTCATTGTAGGGCATTAGGGTTTCTACCTGATCGCCTATCCCGGTAACATGATCTGCCCAGCCTTTTCTCACTTCTACGGAACCTGTTCCGGGAAACCAGTTATCCATGATTACTGCATCAAGGGGATCCATGTTGGCTATAGGATCGCGCACATTCCACCCACCCACAGGGGCGGCAAGTGACTGGGTTTGTGATCCACGACTCTGCCCGCCATATTGCTGCTTAAGCTGTCTGGGCTTTCTCAGCGTGCCAAACGCCGCTGGTTGTCTCATTGTCCGTACCCTGTTTGTGGAACAAATATACCGGGCCTGAAGTTGTTAAGACCGCCTGCTGCATTAAGTATGGGCTTCGTACCGTCTCTGCAAAGTGCATCCGTTACTTGGCGTTCGTATTCTGCGAAGTCTTCCGCATAGTCCAAAACCTTGGCCTTTTTCCAGCGCCAAATTAGACCAAGCGTTAAAAGCGACTCATTTAAACGACCCACGTCACTGTCTGCCGCCCACTTTTCCCGGCCTGTACCGCCCGAGCTTTCACACCATTGTTTTGTGACGTATTCAAAAGCGCAAGTTTCTCCCGCTGCTGGAACAGGATTAAATAAGATTTCACCCTGCTGTAATTTGTATTGATCGAATGGGCCTGCGGCTGGCGAAGCTTTTAACATCTGCCAATCCTCTGAATCTATTGGCCCAATAACTGGAACTCTTTTTGTTCGATTCCATATAGTTCGGTTAACAATGTACCTGTAACCACTTGCCATTGTTTCTATCGCGCCCTGCGATTCAGCCGCCAGTGTTGTAAATGTTGTTTCAAATCGGAGCGCCTCCCATCCGTTGTTGGGTCGTGCCGCAAGTGATTGGCCTTCTCGGTTTGATAGGGCCAAAAGCTGTTTGATCTGTACGTTTGTGTTGCCAATTACCGTAGCGGGTTCCGCAATGCCGATTTCATTACAGGCATCTTGCATTATGGTTAAAAGCGTCATTGCGTGTCCTTTTATATTTCCAGTTCAATATCCGGCTTGTTTGGAGGGCGACCGCGCCGCTTTGCCTCTGGCTCCCCAAGTTGCTCCATTCTTGACTCAAGCGACTGAATATATTCATTTTGCTTAGAAATCAAGGCTAATGTTTCCTGAAGCTTAATCTCTAAATCCGTAATTCTTGCCGTGGCTACTCCCGGCCCTTTTGCAGATTCTAGCCATGTCCGGGCTTTATTTTGCAATGCCCTTGCGCCCATCCCGATTGCTGATAGCGCATCGTCAGGGGCAACAGCCAAGTCTTCCACGCTCAAAATATTGGCTTGAATAATCGCTTTCTGTTGTGCCGGGCTAGCAACTGTCCAAAGTTTTATCGCCGTTCCGTCAATAACTTCCTGACCGCCTTCTTTGAAAGCTGCGTATTGCCGCTTAAAGTATTCGTTATGTTCCCTAGGTACTCTGCCGTCTCGGACGTGCTGTTCTTGTTTTTTTAGCCAGTTTTCAGCCCTATCTTCAAACACATCTTTACCGCCAGCAGGCATAACCATTACAAAATCCACGTCTGTAAAGGCATAATGCCCCAATTTCATACTCTCTGATCTGTTCTCTATCGCTCTGGTTTCAAAGGTTACGAGAGGGGGGCGTTCATCCATTAACATTTTTTAATCTCCAATTGTTGAACTGGAACTGCTGTGAAAAAAAAGGGGGCCGAAACCCCCTTTCGTGCTGCTTACATTATAACGTGCGGCCAACATAAGGCCAAATCAAAATTGCAGCCGCTGCATTTGCTGCCTCGGCTCCGGTCGTTGTAATGCCGTTAATCACTTCTGAACCTGCGCCCGCATCATCGTCAATACGTCCGGCCGTGGCCGTGGTATTCAGATTAGTGTGGGCCGCGCAAGAAGTTGCCACGTTCAGGTTAGTTACTGTCCCTGTTCGCTTGATCCATCCGTACTCGCTGGCCGCAAAAGTTACGGTTGGCACACCAACAGGCAAACCTTGACCAGTGCCGGGGGCGCTAGCGGTTAGCGTCGCTTGATCGCCTACGTTTAACTCGTTGATAATAACCACGTCACCAGCCGTGAAGCCGGTTGCATCGGATTGAATATACTGATACCAGTCGCCATTAAAATCTTGGGCAAGTGTGCCAAGTTTAAACTGTTGATCGGTTGTTGTTTCGCTTACGTCGAAACCTGAAATATAACTCATTTTTTTCGCTCCTATTAAGCTTCGTTGTGTAGAACGCCTTGCAGCGAACGATTTGAGCATGCCAAGTTGCCCATAAACAAAATTGGCATCACTACCGAATCTTGATTAATTGCGCGCTGGTCTTCGACTTGCGTCATATCAGCATCACGGTGCACCACCAATTCCATAAAATCGGTGTTAATGAAGTACATGTGTGAAGCTGGCACTCCAGACCCACCGTCGAACATAACGTCTGCATTTCGGTATTTCAAAGAGTTAAAGCCGCCAGTAGCCGATGTTGAGTCGCCAGTGTAGCGCTTCAATGAGGTCTGGCTGTTGTCAAAGAATGTGTAGTAGTTGTTCGACGCCACGATCAGGTCTGGCTCATCACCACCACGAGTTAATTCCAGATACAACCCAAGCATCAAGTTTTCGATAGTTGTTGCGCTTGGAGTTACCCCCGCACCTCCCCCC